ATGGGAGAGTTCACAAAAGAACCTGGTGGTCATAAAGTTGCTGATCCTGGTGTAGGTTGGCACAATGAACCAGGCGGCGGTGGTTGGAAGACAATTACTGGTCCAAGTACATGTGTATAAGAAAAGGGGGATTACGAAATGAAAAGGTGCATAACAGATTCAGGTGGTTCAAAGGTGATTTCCGATCCAGGTACAGGAATGGGGATTTTCGACCCGGGACCAGGTGGAGGATATACAATAAATCCAGGTGGTAGATGGAGAAAAGAACCAGGAGGTTTGAGAAATGAGAAAAGATAACTTTGATCCAGGTGGTCTAGGCGGAAGTCGATTGATATATGATCCAAATCTAGGTGGAGGGTATACAAAAGACACCAGTGGCGGATACATAAAAGACCCAGGAACAGGAATATAAAAAAGAGAGCAATAGGCTCTCTTTTTTTGTTGATAAAAATTTGTTAATTTTTACCGTTGCGATTGGAAATGTTTTCTACTACAATCGACTCATAACAATTCTTTTTTCTCGTTTAAGAACTGCGTGTAAAAAGTGAGTTGTTTACAGAACTGTTCTCGTTGGGATTCATCCAGGCCTGCGAAAACCGTTTGAATTTCATCTAGAACAGTTTCTAAGTGCTTTTCACTTGTCTTGAATTTCCGGCCCATTAGTGTATCGACAGAGATATCAAAGAATGACGCGATACGATCTAACGAATCCAAATCAGGCTCATTAAAATTAGTTTCCAAATTACTTATCTGACTACGGCTTAATTTGACTTTATCTCCGAATTCAGCTTGTGTTAAAGCGCGAGCGTTCCTAAATTTTTTTAAATTTTCTCCAAATGTATTCATGCCTTTATTATAAATAAGGCATTATTTTTAGACTATATATACCAAGTAATTTGGTTCAAATATTATGTTTGCTTAATTTTTTGGATTATATTTAAAAATAAACTAGAACAAGTGTTCTTTTAATGGTAAAATATTCTTAGTGAAAAAAAGATTTTTCGAAAAAAAACTTTCTCAACATGATTTGACTATAAATAGAACGAAGATTCTAAATCTTGTGATAAACTGATTTTAAATATAAAAATAAGAACAAAAAAGACCCATAGCGCAGCAAAAGTAGTGTGCAGCCACTCTTATGCTGTTCCCCTAATACGGTAGGGAAAACACTTGCCATGAGTCAGCACAAGTATAACATATAAAGTTTGAAAAAACTTGAATGGTATAGTTTTTCTATTGAGAAAATTCAGGGAAGGTGTCTCGCGTTCAAAGGAGGCTTCGTTATGAATAAAGTATCTAGTTTAAGCAGTATTGTTTTAGATGATGAATTAAATTCAGTTAAGCTTTCAAAAATCACAAATTTATCGCAGTCAAATTTATGGAAAACACTGAATGGAAAAGTACCTATGACTTTCGCAAAATTAGTTAAGATATTGAGTGGTCTTGACTCTGAAGAACAGAAGATGGAAGTGGTTCAAGAATTTTTAAAGTATACAGATAAAGAAGCAGATATAAGAACTGCAATGTATTATTTATATCAGTCAGGTTATACAGAATTACTTCAAGATCTTGTGGAGAAAGATTACAAACAATCTGTAACTAATAATTACAGAGATATATTCCGAGTTTGTTTAGATAGACAAACTCACTCATTAAGATCAGGAGCGTTTCTTAAAGAAATCGAAACATTACGTACAAAAGTGAATTTAAATAAAACAGGTGTGAATATTCTTGTGAATACCTTAAGCGTATATGGTTATTTTGATTTAGGGGCATATAATGTATTAACAGTTCTCCAAGGAATTATTCAGGAGAAAATTGATGAAATGCCAAAAGGTTTAGAAAAGACTTTAAACGAAGTAGAATTAAATATAATCTGTGCATACGCAAGTTTAATGCAAGACGAAGTAAAAACGGCAAGAGAATTATTACAGCATGTGCTAGAGAAACAAGAGATTCCATGTTTATTGAAAGCTACAGCACTTAGTATTTTTGCTGAGAGTTATATTTTCAGTAATCCTGATAAAGCATTGTATTTTTTTGAATTATCGCTTTCGGAATTAAAGAAGATAAAAAATAACAAATCATTACTGAAAAGAAAATTAGTGGAAAATACAACTGCTTTTTGTTGTATTATTCATAATGTTCATGTAAAATCAGAATATATACATGATAATGCTGAAATTGCGTTACAGTATATTAATCAAAACAAAAACGATGAAGCTTGCGAAATATTAAATCAAATTAGTAATCGAACTGCAATTCAAGATTTTTACTTATCTATTGCAACGAAGGATGAAGACTTACGCAGAAAAGCATATCATCGATTTTTAAAAGAAGGAAACTTATTCTACATAAAAATTTTTGATATCTTAAAGTGAGGGATAGTGAGGATGAAGAAAATAGTTGCTTGTGTAGTTATTGCATGTACGCTCGCATTATCAGTGTTATCGATTGGATCGGTACCGAGTAAAGATAATCAAGCCGCAGAAAAAGTAAAAGAAGTACAATTAATGAAAATGGATCCAGGTACTTTAGGATAATAAATAAATGAAAATGCCATTGCATCTAAGGGTGCAATGGCATTTCGTACGTTTAAGGGGTTATTCATTTTCTACATTTTGATATTTTTGAATAAATAAGGATGATGGGGGAACCGACGATGAAAAATGTACTAGAGAGCACATTATGGGAAATGTTAAAATTAGGAGTATTAACTACAGATGAGAATGAAAAAAAGTTGGTAGAAAATATAAAAAATATAGTTAGAAAAGAAAAAAATGATTGTTAGCCTAATTGCTGACAATCATTTTTTGTTATGGCCTACAGCAGCCTTCATCATATCCAATAACATATCTTGTTTTTCTTTTGGCATTTTTTCTAACATGTCAATTAGCTCGTTAAATTCTTTTCTTAATTCAGTGAACTGAACTGCATTTAATTCCGGATCATCAGATCGGCCTAATAAATAATCAACAGATACATTTAATACATCTGAAATGATAACTAAAGTTTCATTAGATGGCGAACTATAGCCTGTTTCATAATTAGAAATTGTAGTTTTTGTTACTTTAGTTTCCGTATCCATCTTTTCTTTTATTTTTAATGCTAATGCATCTTGTGTTAATCCACGTTGTTTTCTAGAAAGTTTTATCCTCTGCCCTAAAATAGTCATAAACTCACCCCATATATATATTATATCCAAAACTGTAAACTGTATTTTGAATTTAAAAGTACAACTAAATTGTACTTTGTTTGTAAAAGTTTTGCATTAGTTTTTTAAAATTTTGTTTAAAAGTCCAAAAAACTCAAATATTATTATTGACAGTACAAAAAAATTGGATATATAATAGGTGTAACAAGTTCAAGAAAGTTGGATTTTAGGAGGTGTCATCATGGGAAAGAAACGACATAATTTAATTAAAGCTCGTAAGCGTAAAAATTTTACCCAGGAACAACTAGGAGCGTTGATAAATAAACAGAAAACGGTAATCAGTAATTGGGAAACTGGTTACGCAACTCCAGCATTAGATGATGCAATGCAAATAGCACAAATATTAGAAGAAGACATATATAACCTTTTTTCAGGTGTTGAAGTTCAAGAAAATCAAACTTAATTTTAAAAAGTTCAATTTTAGTAAGGCTTATATGAAAAATGAAAAGGAGCTAAAAAACATGTACCAAATAAAACAATTACCATTCTCACTGAAAGCAGAGGATGTACAAGAATTCTTAAATATTTCTCGATCAGCAGCATACGCACTTATGAAGAGAAAGGATTTCCCAACAATTGTGATTGGGAAAAGCAAACGGGTTAAAGCAGAAGATTTCCTTAAATGGGTAGAAGCACAAAAGGTGGGAGCAAATGCTAGCTAAAATTAAATTTCGGATTTTTAAAAAAATTACCGTTTGATCAATAAGGAGGTGATGTAGTGGAAGATACAACATCGGTAGCTGTATTTGGAATATTTATCGCATGTATTGCATGGTTGCTTTACATTACTTACGAACCAATAAAACAATGGGCTTGGAGTGACGTAGAACAAAATAAAAAGACCCACGGCAATGGGTCCTTTGAAAAACATAAGTTGTTATAAGTATATCACGGAAAGTAGGGAAATGGTACGTGGATCTAATCGAATATCAAGTGCTATTACCTAATAAGTTCTGGGACTTAGCAAAAAGCAAAGATGAATTAAAACAAATGATTGAACAGTATTTCGGTGTTGGTTATTCGCATTACGAAATTCAACGGATTACCAAAAGTGGACAAGCACATATTGCAGTTTGCATAAGGAGGTAAGGACTATGTCGGAAGTAAACGTAAAATGGATTAAACTTTCAACTACCATGTTTGAAGATGAAAAAATACGAATTATTGAGAGTATGCCAGAAGCAGACACGTTATTAATTATTTGGGTCAAGTTATTAGCTCAAGCAGGAAAGATAAATGCGAGTGGTTACATCTTTCTAAATGAAAATATACCTTACACGGAAGATATGCTAGCAACTATTTTTAATAGACCATTAAATACAGTTCGGATGGCACTAAGCACCTTTCAAAAATTTGGAATGATTCATATCGATGAAAATCATTACATTAATGTTGTTAATTGGGGAAAACATCAGAGTTTAGATAAGTTAGAACAAATTAAAGAACAAGATAGATTACGCAAACAAAAGCAAAGAGCCAAACAAAAACAACTGAAATTAGGTGTGTCACGTGACAGTCACGGGACAAGTCACGATGATGTCACGGACATAGATAAAGATTTAGATAAAGATTTAGATAAAGATTTAAAAGAAAAACATAGTCCTAAAATAATTCAGGACAGCGCTCAATCTATTCCATATCAAGAAATTGTTGAGTATCTCAATATGAAAGCAAAAACCAATTATAAACATACATCTAAAAAAACACAGGATTTAATTAGAGCAAGATGGAAAGAGGGGTTCGGATTAACTCATTTTCAACAGGTAATTGACATCAAGGCTTCACAATGGATTGATAATACGGAAATGAGTGGCTATTTGAGACCTATCACGTTATTTGGAACTAAATTCGAAAGTTATTTAAATGAAAAACCTGTACAACGAAAAGGAGTTTTTAAAGGAGGTCCAACTAATGCAAGCAATAAAAAAGATAGTAGCTTCATCGACAAATACGACTTCAAGAAACGCTAGTCAAAGATATGTATTGTCGCCTAATAGATGTACGAATGTATTTTTAGTAGGAAAAAAAAATTTAAAAGATGTTTGCAGTAAACGCATGTTGATAGATACAGAAACAAATGAGGAATTTTGTCCTCAATGTAGATCGGTAGAAAAAGAAGACCAGCAATTAGCTGTAGAGACACTAGCTATAAAAAAGAAAAATGAAATCATTCATTTATATGATTCATTTGCTGATAACAGCTTAATAAATGACAAGTTAAAAAAAGCTACGTTTGAAAATTATGTACCACCTAAAAAGGAATTGGCTGATGCGAAAGAAACGATTATGAATTTTGTTACTTCATTCAATAAAGAAGAACCAACAAGCATGATTATTACAGGTGATTACGGAGTAGGAAAAAGTCATTTATGTGTGGCAGCCACTAAGGAACTTATGAAAAAAGGTCACAGTGCAATGTTTATTCAAATGAATAAGCTATTTACCAAAATCAAATCCACTTGGAATAAAAACAGTGAAATGACAGAGGACAAGCTTATGTCCCTTCTAGCAAAAGTTGATGTCTTGATTATCGATGACTTTGGAGCGGAATTCACGGAGAAAGATAAGGAAGGCGTCACTTGGAAACAAACGAAGACAAATGAAATCGTAGATAGTCGTATAGGTAAAAGTACTTTATTTACTACTAATTTTACAATCGGTGAATTAGCAGGAATGTATGGAGAGCGTGATTTTAGTCGGATGATGGAAAATGCCGAAATGTTAGAAATGCATGGCGACAATTATAGATTACGAAATTTCAGAAAGGAGCAATAACAATGTGTGCATTATGCAACGGTAAAGGTGTTATTTATACAGAACCATTCAATGGGGCGTTAGCAATTGAATCTTGTACTTGTGAAATTTCTCAATTAAATGAAGCGACATATTCAGAACGATGGGAAGCATGGTTACAGTATTCCGAAATGGAAATGCAGAAAGTAGAAGCTCAAAATCAGCAACAGGCTAGTTAATAAATAAGGGGGAGTCATATTGAAAAGCACAGGAATCGTAAGAAAAGTGGACGAGCTTGGTCGTGTGGTTATTCCAGTTGAAATGCGCAGAACATTAGGAGTTGTCGAAGGAACGTCAATGGAGTTTCATGTTGATAATCAAGACATTGTTTTAAGAAAACATGAGAAAGCTTGCCTAGTAACAGGTGAGCTTTCTGAAGACAATGTGGAGTTGTTAGATGGGCGAATTGCTCTTAGTAAGAAAGGAGCAAAAATCTTAATGGACCTTATTCTTCAAGAAGGAGAAACGAAGGGGTGGATTCGTAAATGATTATTCAATTCAAGTTCAAAATAAGCACTGTTTTTGATACTTGGCCATGTGAAGAAATCATTGTTGCTGGTACTGATGTAAAAGCAAAATATGAGTATTTTCTTAAATTCAAACATAGGTTTCTCACAATGAATGCTCATGAATTTATGAAATTTGTAAAATGTGAAAACTTAGGAGTTCATAGTATAACACCATCACCTCGTAATAAAGTGGCATTCCGTAGGATGTGTAAGAAACGTAAAATCGACTTTGTGTATGTTGGAATGAGAGTTGAAGTTGTCGGGCGCATGGGAACAATCATAGGGAATTGTAAAAATAATTTACTTGTCATATTCGATGGAGATGTACACGGTTGTGACTGTGATCCAAGATTCGAAATAGCTTATTTTGATAAAGACGAACAGATTATCAAAGATACAAGAAAAGGCGTTTATGCGGTGTAGCCAATAGATTACTAATCTAATTAAAAGAGTAGGTGTAAAAATGGTGAAACAGTTAAATATCTTCGATGTAGAGCCAGAAATCATTCAATTTGATATAACGAAAGCTAATGTAAAGAAGGGAGCTGGGCGAGTTACATATACAGATGTACGTGTCCAGGTTCCTAAAAATGCAAAGTGTACGGATGAATTACCTCGCACTACAAAACAAGATGATCGGTATGACATCTTTGAACAATATACAATGGCAATTTGGCGGTTTCAACGCAGACTGGACAAGCTATTTAACTGGGAAGCCGCTGAAGAATTATGTAAGGCAGCAAGAGATAAAAAAGAAGCTATTCCAGTAAGTGTTTATTTAGGAAGTGGATTTAAACCTGATGTTGTCGAGTACATGCGGTAGTGAGAGGGAGATAGACATATGAAAAAAATAGAAATCGATGTAACAAGCAATAAGCTCTATGTAGTTAAGGATGGAAATGTAATAGCAGTTAATCCACCAGTGAGCGGATTCGGTGAACAGGTTGCGGTTTGGGTAAACGGGAAAGTTGATCGTGTGGATACTAAGTTTACTGAAAAGATAAAATAATCATTCTTTCAGAAGAGGTGAACAGGGTGACAGTTTTAAAAATACATGTCGCATTGGAAGAAGTGAATTTTCTTTGGGATGAGAGACAAGTAATTCTTTTTCGTGAAATGTGGAATAACGGTGTTAGTTTATCGGAAATGGCAAAACGATTGAAAAGAAAACAGGTGGAAGTGGCTGTGTTGATTTTAGATCAGGCAGATAACTATAAGATCGGAGGTCGCTCTGAAGGGATAGGAGATACAAGTGTAGAGCTTATTAAGAATAAAGGGAACCACGAGTTCCCTCTAACACTATATATCGCATTAGAAGAAGCGAATTTCCTTTGGAATGAAAAAGATGTAATTCTATTTCAAGAAATGTGGGATAGAGGTATTAACATTGCAGAGATATCACGAAAATTAAAGCGGCATCAAATTGAAGTAGCTGTACTTATATTAGATCAATTAGGCTTGGAAGATATGTTAAGTGGTATTCAAAATAAGCCCGTACAAGTGGCATAAGGAGAGATGAGAAAATGATTAGAAAAGAAGTTAAATGGTTTGCGGAACATATGGAAAGTAGGTTACAGGAAAATAATCATAAAACAGGTTGGGAAGATTGCACTGTTGATTTTCTATCTTCACAAATAAATAGAAATCTAAATGAATTAAATGGTTTGTTTGAAGAGCTACCAGCTAACTACTCTGTATTATCCGCTAATATCATAAGACAATGCAGTGATATATCAAATTACGCAATGATGATTGCTGATATTTCAAATAAGTACGTTTGTAAATATGATCCACCAATATATGCAAAAGTTGGTGAAGAACAAGTGGAACAAATACAAAATGGTGTTTATGAAGTCACTCAGTTTTTAGCAGAAGCGAAGGGTGGGATTAAGTAATGTTAGCAACTGTATTCGAAGCGCAAGACAAGCTAGATTGTAAGATTGTTGAGGTTCATGGCTTAGAAGGTAAGAGTTTAACAGCAAATATTACACACGCTTTATATGTCGAATTAAGTGAGTTGGCAAATGAAATTGAGTACTTTAAGCATTGGAAAAAGAACAAAAGAAACAATAAAGCAAAGCAACGTGATGAATGGGCGGATTGTATGCATTTTGTAGCATCACTTGGCAATAAATATGGACACGTTGAATTAATTGTAGGATCGGACAGACATTTCAGATTGGCAAATAAATTCACAGGATCAAGCAGTGGATTTCATGAGTTGTTTGGATGCATGTATAAGACAGACTACTCTTGTATTTTCGATTATGCGAAGGCATTAGGAGCTTTGATTGCTATTGGTTATAAATTAGGAATGAGTCAACAAGAAATGATGGATTCATATTTCGTTAAAAATAAAGTTAACTATGAGCGACTAAGTAATGGTTATTAATCAAATTTGAATTTTATGAAAAGTGAGGGTGAGAGTTATGAAAACTTATGAAGAGTTGGTTGAAAAATGTAAAGAGCTTATTAATAAGGGGTGGACTCCACAAGCGGTGTATGAATGTTTCGAGGCATATTCAGAATGGGGACCGGATAGTATACAGCATGCAATTAATGAAGCATTAGGTAACGATGGAAGTGGATTTTCGGATAACGTGTTAGATCATCGTCCGAACTTAGAAAATTTAAAAGCAATTGGTAAAGAAGATGATTATGTATTTCAAGCGTTAGCATACATGGGGCATGCAACACACTTTATGAGTTGGGCAAATACAGTGCTAGAACTCGTGGAAGAAGTTCCAGAAGGGTTGAAGGAAGAAATTAAGAAGGTGCATTCAAGTATTTGGGAAATGCAAGAAAAATTAAGGGAATTTAAGAAGGATGAACAATGAGTGTCATAACAAGTTCAAAAGAATATGTGGTCTATAAAGGTGAATCACTCATATGCATCGGGACCATGTTGGAGTGTGCTAAACATATGGGCGTACTTCCCGAAACAGTCTACTTTTACACTACGCAGGCGTATCAAAGGAGATTGGCAAAGAGGAAGAGGGCTAGAAACTATTTAACTGTTACGGAACTTGATGAAGATTAGTATAAAAATTTCATTTTGTAGAAAAGGAAGATGCTAAATGTACTTTATGGAAAAAGAAGAAGACTTAATTGGGAAAGAAATAGCTTTTACACACATGGCCCAATTCGCTGAAGCTATTACAATCGTTACAAAAGATAAAGGAATCTTAGTAGTGAAACAATGGTCAGATGATGATATGAGTGAAATCAATGTGTATGGTAAATATCAGGCAAGGGTCTATGTATTAAAACATAATTGGATAAGAAAAACATTGCATGAAAAAGGGATAATCTCTCACGAAGAAATTGAAGAATACGAGAACGAAATACGCCTAGCGCAGCAAAAACAACAAGAAGAATCTAAAAAAAGACAAGAAGAGCAAGAAAGAAGAGAATATGAGCGTTTGAGAGCAAAGTTTGAGGCTCCTGATGACGTTGTTTATTACGGAAGCGGACATCCTTATAACTAAAAGAGCAGCTAGCGAAAGCTAACCGCTCGGCTCCAATGGGGGACTGGAGAAAGATTATATCTACAGTATTGACGGAATATTGAGTTTTATTCAGGGGGTAGAGGGAAATGAAATCGGAAACTCATGTTTTTATAAAGTTATGCAGTAATGAAGATGTAGCAGTTGGAAGTACACTTCAATTTGCTGATGGATCAGAAGGAGTAATAACTTCGATTAGGTCAATTAAGTTTATTACTATGCATACAATTGAGGTTATTGGTAGAGCGAAGTTTGAAATCTTAACAAAATAATCCTTTTAGAAGAAAGAGAGGTTAGGAGAATGAAAGGTTTAAAGAAAAGAAAAATGAGAAAAGCTATTGCTCGTCGTGCAAAGTCAGTAGATAAATACAGACTTGAGAATGCGTGGAGAAACATCTTTGTACAAGCTGGTATTTTAAAGTGAGGGGAAACAGAATATAGTCCGGCTAGAAAACTAGAGGACACCAATCATTAGAGCAGTAGCAAGATTGCTGCAATATGACTGGTGTTCTTTTTATTTTATAAAAGGGAGATGTGGGGAATGAAAGCACTTAAAGATCAGTTACGTGAATGGAAAAAGCAAGCCAATCAAGCAAAAAAGAAAAAGAAGAAAAAACGAAAAGAGAAATTAACTACACGTGATATTGAGGATTTAATGGGGATTCATGGACCGCGTTATGAACGTAGACGTGGAGCATTAAGACAGAAGTAAGAAATAAATTAGGAGGAATTTAATATGAATAAACAATTATCATTCAAAATGCCAGTTGTAGATGGGAAGAAAACAAAAAAAGAAGTTGAAAAAGTATTTGAGAATTATCGTATGTATTTAGCGACAATGCCAAGCGATATTTTGCCAAAGGTTACACCAGCATATTCTATTGTTCCTCCATCAGTTACAAATGAATTTAATAGTTCTACAGAGAGCATCGCAATTGAGAGAGTAGAATACGAGCAAGAAAGAAATGAATTTATGGATTGGGTTCATGCTGCAGTAAATCGTTTGAGAGATGACGAAAGGAAAATTATTATCAAGTTCTTTATGGAAGATGTACAAGGATATGATCCAGATATCTGGCTGGAACTTGGAATAGGAAAAACAAAATACTATGAGATAAAAGGTCAAGCTATATTGCGTTTAGCTTTTAACTTAAAAAAAGAAGTATATAAAAAGAAACATAGACAAAAAGAGGTGCAGAGTGTATGAATCTTGTTCAGCCAATTCGAGATAAGGAAGCGATTCAAGAAATAAAAGAATATTTCAAGGAACAGAATGAACGTAATTACATTCTGTTCCTTCTTGGTATAAATACAGGTTTACGTATTTCAGACATCTTACGGTTGCGAGTTCGAGATGTAGAGGGGTGGAGTATCTTTATTCGTGAAAAGAAAACGAAGAAGGTAAAAGAAGTAAAGATGCCATCTGAATTAAAGAAAGCATTACGAGAATATTCGAAAGGAAAGCCTAAGAATGAATTCCTTATCAAAAGTAGGAATGGAAAGAATAAGCCTATAACTAGATCAATGGCATATGTCATATTGAATCAAGCTGCACAAAAGTTTGGATTAGAACGTATTGGGACTCATTCACTTCGAAAAACGTATGGTTATCATCATTATAAACAGTTTAAAGATGTAGTGGTTCTACAGCGAATGTTAAATCATACGGACCAAAAAGAAACGTTAAGATACATCGGTATTGAACAAGATACATTGAATGATTATCAAAAGAAATTCAAAATCTAAGATTATATATTTTTTTATGTATTTTTGAATTAGCTACAAAAGAAATGTGTCAAATTCATTTTAGTGATGTGTTAAAAAGCTTGATGTATCTAAGAGAAAACGAGATACCTTAATTCAACACAATATGGTTTATAGCGAATTCAGTTTTGAAGATAATAGGCATAAAATATAAAAAAACATTAAAAATAATTCGGTTTATAGCAGTGGAAAATAAAGTTTATTGACTCATAACAAAAAACGCGGAAGAAGAGATTATCTTACCACGTTTTTTGTTTTATGAATTTAATTTAACTCTCTTTTTGCAGTTTCTAAATTATAGTAGAGATAAGATAATTTATGTTCAATAAAATTAGATGGAAATCCTAAATCTATTAATATCAAAGTATGAATTAGAGCGCTTAATCTAATGTTGGCTAGGTATAATGTACGGTTACTGAAGATATTACTATCTTCAGTTTGAGGATGAGTCATTTTATTTCTTGTTTCTTTTACTTTATTCATAAAACCTTTCATATCTTTCTTGTTTTTAAAAATCCTATTAAAAATAGGAGCGTCAATTGAATTAGCAACCTCAATTAATCTCTTTTTAAAAGGGTATTCATAAGCATAAGAAATAGAGTTTTGCATATTTTTCTTTAAATCCTGAAGTGTTTCATCAGTTATAGTTTCTTCTAAATGAGTAATAATTGCAGTTTTAATTGGATCATAGTCCGAAGGATTACAGAAAGTGCTATCTGTAAATCGTAATCGATGATATCCTTCGAGACTACGTGTATAATTAAGGAATTTCCATTCTTCATAAATGCCATGATACTTAGTATTTATATATAAATTATATATAGGTTCTAAATCGTTATATAGGAGGTACCATTTATTTAAATAGATAGCTAAATTATCCTTGATATCAGAAAATGTTATACTCTCAATCGAATCGATATCTTTTTCTTCTTTAAAATCTTTTTGTGTAAAGAAGACTTTATATTTATTATTTTGAACCTCAGGTGTATCTTCGATTTTAAAAGATAAGTCTTTTAAGAACTGTTCTTTTCCAGTGAAAAGAGAAAATAAACTTAAAAGTTTATATATTTTGTTTAAGAACCAAGAATAATTTTGGGGTGAATTTGATATTAAATCTAATAATGCTGTATATTCCATAATTACATCTTTATGACCGATTGTACTGAATTTAAAATGTGAATTTGTTGCAAAAGCACAATCTATACTAGGAATTTCCCATTTGTTGATTTCTGGATGCTTAAAAGAAGCATCTGCACTTTTCATAAAACCATTCACATCATCTTCGAAGTTAAAGGTATACGGTGATATATTCATGAAACTTTCTAAATAAGTACTATTAAAAGAAACTTTTTGGAATATTAGCTCGTCAGCAGAAGAAAAATGTCCACCAACAATCATGAATTTAAACTTATATGTTTGACTATGATATCCTGAAAATCTTATTTTATTAGATGTTTGGATAATGTGAAATAAACAAACTAATTCTCCGGATAATGTTTCCCCGCATATAGTATCAAAATGGATTCCTTGGCGAAGACCAAATAGGTCATTATCAATTTCTGTTAGACTACCAAGTAAATTAAGAGATGCATCTTTTGGAGAAAACGAAAGTTTTCCGTGTACTTTATGATTTGGATTGTTCGGGTTAAACCAAACTCCTTCTACTTCAAATTCATCTATCATTGTTTGCTTTACTAATTTAATAGTTTTCATAAAAATACCAACCATCCTTTCTAATGATTATTATATAGGATTCGCGAACTTTTTGCGGAGGATTTGCGAACTATTTACGGACGAACCTAGGATTTGAACATGATATATTTGTATTGTGAGAAGTGGCGGAAAACACAACTCACGCCTACCTTTATAATAGATCGTCATGACAAATGGTGATGGTTGTTGGTTGGATGGATTGCCGTTTCATATTTCCGACAACAATTTGCATGACATGCATTGAAAATGATGAAGGGCTTTTGCTCTTCTCTCAGCCACTTGATACTGCATAGGTGCAGTTGAATACACAACATCAGGTGACTGAGAGAAGAATAAAAATTCATGTACCGTATTTAAATTACAAAATAATAAGTAATAACATAGCATCCATTCGGGTGCTTTTTATTTTGTGGAGGGAGTGAGTAGATGAGTTGGTTTAGTTATTTTCTTGGATGTGGAACAGGATTGATAGTTGGTTTGCTAATCATGATTCAATTCCTTAAAGCAAAGGAAGTAAAGGAATTAGATTGAGGGGTGAGATGAAGATGGAACTAACTAAATTGGAGAAGGCGATCACCATTGGAATAATCCTTCGTGCTCTTCGTAAAAGGAAATTCAAAAGGTATGTGGACTTAGAAAAGCTACCAGCTTTCATTAAAGTGTTAGATGAATTGAAAGAGGATACAACGCTTGAAGATAGGGAAGAAGCCACAGCAAGTTTAATTAATAAACTGATGGATGATTTAATTGAGAAAGATAAGGAGTGAGATGAATCATGAAAATGCCATTAACGAAACACAGTTGTTTAAATAAAGGCTGTGGATTTGAAGAAACATCTCATAAGATTCGTGATGGATGGAGATGTCCTAAATGTAATGGACCAATGATGAGTAAGCGTGTTGTTAAGGAAAGGTAAGGAGTGAGGGTAATGTGTGAGCATAAGTATCAAGTATTAGATAGTGAGACTACTTCTTTTTATTCCGATAATAAACAATACATCCAGAAAGTCTCAGTCACTTTCTACTGCGAGAAGTGTCTTGATATTAAGTATCGAAGTCAAGTGATTAATACAGGACAAGTAAGTACGAAAGGTAATAGTGAGAAGAGTGAGATAATAAGAGGTGTAGGTACTGTAACACATAGGAGTTATTGTTAGATTGTGGGGTGGTAGTTGTGGAAAAGGAAGAACTCATTCAACTCATAAGAGAAGATAAGCTTATGAAGTTCTATAAGTCAAAAGAATGGAGAGCGCTAAGAGTTAAAGCATTACAGCGTGATAACTATGAATGCCAGAGATGTAAATCAAAAGGTAAATACAAACCTGCCGAGAATGTACATCATCTGAAAGAAGTTAAGACGCATCCACATTTAGCGATGGATTTGGATAACCTACAATGCTTATGCATTCGTTGTCATAATGAAGTACATGATCGGTTAGATAAGGTTGAGAATAAGAAACCTAAGTTCATGAATGAGGAGCGATGGTGAATGGCTAAACCAATTAGAACAAAGCAACAGTTAAACGAGAGATTGGAGCTTATCAAAGTAATATCAGATGACTGTGAGGCTGCTCATGCGGAGCAAGATAAGTTATTACGTGATGTTCTTGTAGGTATTGCGAATGGTGCTGAGAATCCTGTGTACTTAGCTGGTAGAGCCTTAGAAGTATTTAACATTGAGTTTAGTAGATGGTATGCGTAGGTGAATGTAAATGATAATAACAGATAGTAGTTGGTCATTCGATACTGACTTAATGATTCAATATGCTGATACTGATCAGGAAGAAAGAACTTCATATGAACGTGACATGTTGAATCAATTTAGAAAGTATTCTTACTGGCGTTACTGTCAGATAAGAGACTGTGTCAATCCAAGAAAGTGCAAACGTCTTACAATAATTAATGTAAGAGAAAGATTGCAAGATGAAGACAATTTAAAATTTACAACAGACATTCTAAAGATTTCTAGTGAAGAAGTCTTTTTTGTTTTGGATTTTATTGAAACATATTTCGAATTAGTTTCCTAAACACCCCCGGGTCAAAAATTTTAACTTTTATTTGGAGGACCATTCAACGGGGGGTGGAGATCGGTTAAAACATTTTTGCGAATTTAAAAGTAAGAGGGGGGGTACTTGTGCGAAAACTATCAAAAAAAGCACAGATAAAGCAAGATTTATTACAACAATTGGAAGTTAGCGGTTTGTGTGGTATGCACTACGTTGATCTTGTTGATGATTACATGACATTGTTTGATGCGAAAAATAAGCTAGCAAGAGAGATGAAAAAGAACGGGCCAATGATTGAATGGCAAAATAGCGAGAGTCAAAAAGGAGTTAAAGCGAATCCAGCTACAAAAGAATTTCGTGAGACAAATAAGCGCATGACAGAATTATTAAAAGTCCTTGGTTTGAAAGAGCCGATATATGATGAAGGTAATGATGACGATGACATCTAAATATCCAACTACATATCAATATCATCCATACATTGATGAGTATATGCGGATGGTTGAGAATGGGGAAATTCAAAGTTGTGAAGAACAAAAGCTACTTATGAAGTTCCTTCGATGGAAGTTAGATCAACCGGATGTGGTAATTGATGCGGATGCTATTGAAAAATCGGTAGAGAAGCCAGCCCCCTATTTTCCTTTTTCGCTTTTCGCTTGGCAAAAGTTCTGTAATGCATTTTTTTACGGCGTACGTTATGCAGATGGGCGTCTTATGTTTGATAGGTATTTGTTATTACTTGGACGTGGTGCAGGTAAAAACGGATATATAAGTTATGACAGCTTTTATATGTTGAGTGGGCACCATGGAATTAAAAATTATGATATAGACATTGTAGCGACATCTGAAGATCAAGCGAAGACATCATTTCAAGATGTTTACGATATTTTAGAAACACCAAAATTTGTGAGGAAGTTAAAAAAAGTTTTTTACAAATCAAAAATACTTATTAAACATTTGAAAACAAAATCTAAGTTTGAATTTAACACATCAAATGCTCGTACAAAAGATGGTAAGCGAAGTGGAGCTGTAATATTTGATGAGTTACATGAGTATGAAGATTATTCCAATATAAAAGTTTTTACGTCTGGTTTAGGTAAAAAGAAGGATCCAAGGATTTTCTATATTACAACAGATGGAAATGTCCGTGGTGGAGTGCTGGATGATATGAAAGAAGAAGCTCAAATGGTATTAAATAAAGAATTACCAGACTCCACACTATTTCCTTTTATATGCAAACTTGATAATGAACAAGAAGTTCATGATGAGTCAATGTGGGAAAAGGCGAATCCTTCATATAGGTATAATGAAAATCTACAGCATAAAATGCGCAAAGAATACCATGATATGAAACGCAATAGTGCATTACGTATTGAGTTTATGACGAAAAGAATGAATTTACCTATCGAGGATACAAGAAAAGAAGTTGCTACCTATGAGGAAAGATTAGCCACGAAACAACCATTCCCTGAGAATATGCAGGGGATAGAATGTATTGGAGCGGTTGACTTTGCTCAAATTCGAGACTTTTGTTCAGTGGGTATATACTTCAAAAAGGATGGAAAACGTTATTGGATGCAACATACATTCATGCATCATACGGCGCCTAAGTTGCAAGATATTAATCCGGATATCATTCGAATTGCAATTGAAAAAGGATTACTTACTGTTGTTTATGACAAGTCAATTAGTGCGGAGCATGTGCTGAATTGGTTCGTCATGATGAATAAGAAATACCGTATAAAAAAAGTTAGCATGGACTTATATCGTTCAGCGATTTTAAAAGAGTCGCTTGAAGCGGCAGGTTTTGAAATTGAAATTGTTCGGCGTGGTCCAGCAACTCATAGTAAACTAGCTCCACTTGTAGAAGAGATGTTTATCAAACATACAATTGTTTTTGGAGATGATCCACTTATGCGTTGGTATGTTGGGAACGTCTATAAAGAAGAAAAAATGAATGGCAATATTGAATATAAAAAGGTTGATAAAGAGAAGCGAAAAACAGATGGTTTTTTCGCTTTTTTACATGCTCTAAACTTTGATGGTGAGTTAAAAGAATCAAGCGCTTTAACGAAAGACAATGTTAGAAAGATATTCAAATCATTTAGTGTATAAAAGGTGGTGAGAATGTGGGATTAGTAGACTGGGTACGTGGTTTTTTCGGAAGTAACAATACTCTTACTTTAGATTCATGTTGTTATGAGTTAGCGATTGATTACTTCTATAAAAGATTAGCTGTGGAGAGTTGTATTGATTTAATTGCAAATGCTCTAACGAGGTGTGAATTTCAAACATTTGAAAAAGGCAAAGAGAAGCGTGGAGAAAATCATTATTTATTAAATGTACAACCAAACCAAAATCAAAACGCATCAGAATTTATGCATAGCTTGGTAAATCATTTAATTAATGAAAATGAATGCGTAGTTATTATGCAAAATGAGCAATTGTATATTGCTGATTCTTTTGATGTTAATGAATTCGCGTTAAAAGAAAACATTTATAAAAATATAACGATTGGTGATTTCACTTTTGAAAAAGCTTTTAATGAATCAGAAGTGTTCCACTTTAAATTAAATGACCGCAATATCATGCATGTTATCGATGGAATGTATGCTAGCTTCGGTAAATTACTTGCATCTTCAATTGACTACTATAAAAGAAAGAACAATAAACGTTTATTAATTAAAGGTGATTTTTTAAGAGCGCAAGATGAAGCAACTCAAAACGCTATTAATGATATGTTTGAAGGTCAGTTAAAAAATTGGTTTAACGCTGATAAAGTTGGTTCAGCTTTTCAATTGCAAGATGGTTATGTTATCGAAGATATGAGTGATAGTAAAAGCGGTGTTGCGAATAGTAGTACAAGTCGTGATATTAGTGATTTAGTAAACGATATTTTCGGTTATGTAGCGACGGCATTTCATGTTCCAATTGGTATTTTAAAAGGTGACGTGGCTGATATTGAAAAGCAAATGGATTCATTTCTAGCATTCTGTATTAATCCAATCGCTGAATTGATTCAAGATGAATTTAATCGAAAGATGTATACGAAGAAAGAGTATATGGATCGTACTTATTTGAAAATCGATACAACAAAAATAAAAGTTGTAGATATTACTAAAATGGCAACAGCTATGGACAAACTCTTTGCCATTGGTGGTTTATCAATTAACGATATATTAATTATTCTTGGTAGAGAACCACTTGAAGATGAATGGGCAAATAAACGATTTGTTACAAAGAATTACCAAGAAGCTGATTCTTTGGAAGGGGGTGAAAAGGATGAGACGTTATAAAAATGAAAAATACAGTCATTTAGCTAATGTTCAACATTCATTTAAAGCTGAAACAGAAGGTGATTCCTCCACAATTACGATTTACGGATCTATCGGTGAATCTTGGTGGGGAGAATCTACTTCAGCCAAGGATATAGAAAATGCGTTAAATAATGTGAAGTCTGATACTGTCACGCTTCGTTTGAATAGTGGTGGTGGAGATGTATTTGACGGTATCGCTATTTACAATCAATTAAAGAACCATTCAGCAAAAGTGATTGTTCATGTGGATGGACTAGCCGCTTCCGCTGCATCTCTAATCGCAATGGCGGCTGATGAATTAATTATGAATACTGGGTCTATGCTAATGATTCATGAAGCATCAACATTTGCCTGGGGTACAAAATCAGATATTCAAAAAACTCTTAATGCACTCGAAGGAATTGATAAATCAATTGCTGATATCTACATGACTCGTTTTGAAGGGGAACGTTCTGAAATAGAAACGATGATTGAAAATGAGACATGGTTTACAGCAAGTGAAGCAGTTGAAATTGGTCTTGCTGACAAAGTGGATGAAGAGGAAGAAAAAACAGATCCAGAAGAGTATAAAAATAACTTCCTTCAAATGTTCCGCAATAAAAAGAAACAAAGTGAACCGATTGTAGCAAGTACAAATCAAATAACGGGAATGATGATGAACTACTTGGATACTAGCAAGTAGTTTTTAATTTGGAAGGAGAATGAAAATGACGATTAAAAATTTAGATCGAGATAACAATAGTATGGTAGAAGTTGAAAATGAATTTAAAGCAGCTATTGAAAATAACGATAATGAAGCATACGCAGCAGCGATGACAAAAATGGCTAATGTCATTCAAATGAACATTTTGAATGAAGTAACGCCATCTGTTAAAAGTGAAATTGCAAGCAACTTAAACAATCAAGCGGTATTAAATTCTCGTGGGTTACATGCTTTAACTAATGAAGAGCGTTCATATTACAATGAAGTTATTGCAAGTGGCGAGGCGTTCGCTGGCGTTGAAAAATTAATCCCAGCAACTGTTATTGAACGTGTATTCGAAGATTTAGTAAAGAACCGTCCGTTACTTCAAGCGATTGATTTTGTGAATGTAACTGGTTTAACTGAATGGATTATGAAAAAAGGTGAAATTCCTGCTGCTTGGTGGGGTAAATTGTGCGATGATATCAAACAAATCATCGATGATGGATTTGAGAAAGTACAATTAAACCTATACAAATTAAGCGCATATATTCCAGTTTGTAAAGCTATGTTAGATTTAGGTCCAGAATGGTTAGATCGTTATGTTCGTACGGTTCTAATGGAATCTATGTATATCGCACTTGAAAAAGCGGTTATCAGCGGTACAGGTAACGGTGAACCTATCGGTATGATGAAAAATCTAGATGGTGCGGTTGTTGGTGGTGTTTATCCAGACAAAGCATCTGTTACTTTAAAAGATCTAACTCCTAAAACATTAGGAAAAGAAATCATGGCTCCACTTACAAATGGTGGAAAACGAAATGTAGCAAATGTAATTATGGTTGTGAATCCAGTTGACTACTGGTCACGCGTCTTCCCGGCTATTACTTTCCAAAATGCAAATGGAGAATATGTACAAAATACAGCTATTCCTATGCAATTTATTCAATCTACAGAAGTTTCTACTGGAAAAGCGGTTGCTGGAATGGCAAAAGATTACTTCTTAGGAATTGGTTCTACTCAAAAAATCGAATACTCTGATGAGGTGAAATTCATTGAAGATGAGCGTGTGTATATCAGTAAACAGTATGCGAACGGTCGTCCAAAAGATAATAAATCATTCCTTGTATTCGATGTTAGTACATTAGGTGACACAGTAACACCCTAATACAACCCTTCTAAATGAAGGGATAAATTATTCATCGTTAACAAAAGCTGAGATTCAATCACAGTTAGATGAACAAGGGATTTCTTATAAGACTAGTGCAACAAAAGCCGAATTAATCACTTTATTAGCAGGTGATGTGGATGGATAATCTTCTAAATGAGTTGAAAGACCATCTTAAAATTACATGGAATGATGAAGATGCAAATTTAAATAAAATTATATCTCGTGGAAAGGCGTATTTGTTCGGTTTAACAAATGCGTCTTTTGATTTTTCTAAAGAAGAATGGCCAAAAGAATTGTTATTAGAAAGATGTCGTTACGTTTATAACAATGCTGGTGATGAATTTGAAAAGAATTATAAGGATGAATTGTCCAGGCTTATTTTACAAGTTGCATTAGGAAAAGTTGGTGTGATTAATGGCAATTAAGGATTATAGAGAAACATTTAATGATGGTTTCTTGCGATATGGCTATAAAAAAACCGAGCGTTCCGAAAATGGAAAGCGAATAGGAGATGTCTTTCATCCAGAAGGAAAACTTGCCTATAAAGAAATGTCTATTCGCGATAGTGACTATCAAATAGTTGGAGTTTTAACAACTGGTTTAGATTATAAAGTAAAAACATTGTATCCACCTTCTTTTAAGAAAATCAACAAAAATAAACTTAAGGTATTGATTGATGGGATTGAATATGACGTGATTAAGGCGGATTCTGATTCCAGTAAACGATATCTTTTCTTTTATTTACAACAGGTGGTGAAATCGCGTGAATGAGAAAGCCAAGACTTTGATGAAAGAACAGAAGAAAGGCATTAAAACAGGACTTGAAGAACGTTTTGACTTATTAGTGGTTGAGGATGAATTGGCAGAGGATGAAGAAGAGCAACTGCAACAGGATAAGTATAACTGTTTCATAATTGAATACGGTGAATTTCAGCCTTCCACAAACGAACGTACCGTTTCTCAAACTGTATACATCAGTTATTTATCTGAAAACCAAGATGACTTGGATGAACAAACCATTGATATTATTTCACTTGTTAGCAAAGTGAAAAAGGTATCGTTTGTTAATTCTAAAAATGATCGTCTTCAAGTGAAAGATACAGATAGATATATTGATAGAGTAGTCTTTACATTTAAGAGGGTGATACCAATTGAGTGTATTCAATCTTGATTTTGAACAGTTGCAAAGGCTTGAAGAGAAAATGATGCGGTTACCTAACAAAATGGAGCCGACTATAAATAACATTCTTCATACTGACGGCATACGTATTGCAACAGAAGAAATTACGAAGCTTATTCGAGTTTCCAGGTCTAAGTGGAGTGTTCGAAATAAAACACATGCTAAAAATAGTAATTGGTCAAAAAGCGAAAAGTTGAACTTAGGTTTTAGAATTATTTCACGTGGCGGATCAGCCAATAAGAAAGGTAGTTTTGGGTATCTTGTGTTCCCAAACGAAGGTAGAGGTTCACATAATCCACTAGAACAACGATTCGCTGAACGTGGAATACAAAATGCAACACCAAAAATTTTAGAGAAGCTACACGAAGGTGTAGACAAAGTATTAAGGGAGGAAATATAAATGGCTGTTACAGCAATTGAAGAATTTGATTCCGTATCGATTAAAAATGCGAGTGTTCAATTTAAAAAAGGTGGCATACAACAACCTGGTACAAAGTTTGGTTGTGTGGGAAGTATTGAAGGTGAACCGGAAGTAGCTGAAATGAAAAAACTATGTGGTGCTGTTACATTGAAAAAGAAAACAAAAACAACACAAATTAACATTACAGTTTCCGCACACATTCCGGTACAAGTAGCACGTGATTATTTCGGATTTGAAACAACTGGATTGAAGCCTGGAATTTGGTCATATGGTACTGAATCTAAAGGTACTGACTTTGTATTCACTGCTGATGTTGTGGATGAATTCGAAGATATCGTTAAATTAATCGCATTCCCAAATTGCGCAAACGCTACTGGATTTAAGTTTGCTATTGCGAACGGAGAAGAAGAATTAGCGATGCTGGAATTAGAATTTACTGCTTTACCGGATGAAAAAAATAAATTCTATTATGAAGCGTTCGTTTCTGAATTAGAAGATGCAACAGTTGCGACAAAATGGCACACACAATTTAATACTGCCCTAGTAGAAAAAACAGTTACACCGTAAGTCCCGTTTTATACGGGGCTTTTTTCGATAGATTTAGTAAAAAATAAATTAAAGTGGGGATATAGCATATGAAAATTCAAAAAATCACATTAAAAGATATTGAATTCGTAAAGGTAGATGGCGAGTTCGAGCAACGTTTTGTGAATGAACAAGAGTATCCAGCATTCTTAACAAATTACGCATTAAAAAAAGGAAAAGAAGAAGGAATAATTGAGAGCTCAATCATTAGCGATTTATTAAAATTCCAGGCATTAGAAGGAATTGATAAAGGAAATAGTTCTGATTTATCTGCATTTGAAAAGATCGATCAAACTAGTATTCAAAGAATTATTTACCTGGCACTTAAGGGCGCGAATCCAAAAGTTGACTTATCATTCGATGAATTTTTAAGAAAATATCATGACTCGTTAGCGGAATCAATGGAATTATACGCAAAGCTCGTTATCGATGTAATCAGCCAGGATCCAAATAAATTCGCTGCTGAATTTCAGAAAAACACAAGCACTGGAAGTAAAGGCGAAAAAAAGTAAAGGCTCCGAAGATTAACCTGGAATGTGTGGAGGATAAATACGTTTTATATTGTCTAGTCTCTGGAATTGATTCAGAGACTTTTTGGCATGAACCTATTGCATCAGTGGATCGTATTTACGAAGGAATATCAGCGTTTAAATCTTGGAGTAACAATCCAAAGTAAAGGTAGGTGAGAAAATGGCACGAAATAATTCGGAAATTGAAGTTACCTTTAGGGCGCAGAATAAAGAATTTAATGATGCGATAAAAGGGATGAATCAAGAATCGAAAAAACTTCGCCAGGAAATGAAATTACAGCAAGAACAAATGAAGTTGACGGCAACTGATTCTGAAAAATTACAAGCGAAACTTCAAAATTTATCCCAACAATATGCGGTTGCACAAAAAGCAACACAAGCAACTGCTGAACATCTTCAACGAGCAAAACAGTTATACGGTGAAAATTCAACTGTAGTCGCAAAATTAGAAGCAAAACTAAGAAGTCAGCAAATTGCAGAACAACAACTTGCGAATAGTATCAGACAAACATCTGATAGCTTAAAACAAGTAAGAGAAGCTGAAAATGAACGTACAAGCGAGTCTGCAAAGGCTATACAAAAGTTAAAAGAGTTAAAATCAGCAGAAGAAGAATTAAAAGCTTCCTCTGCAAGGTTAGCAGCACAACACGAATTGCGAATGGCTCAACTTGGTGAAAATGCTTCTGAAACTGACAAACTTCGTTTGAAAATTAGTAATTTAAGCGAACAACATACACTTGCAGCAAGTAGGATTCAAAATTATCAGCAACAATTAGATCGTGCAAAGTTAGCTTATGGTGAAAATTCAGCAGAAGTACAAAAGTATGAAGCTAAATTACTGCAAGCGATGACAGCACAACAAAGAATGTCTAATCAAATAGATGCTGCAAATAGAAGTTTGCAAGAACAAGCAAATGAAAGTAGAAGGGTAGCTAGTGCAACTCAACAATTAGAGACTCTATTTCGAGCGACTGGCACAAGTGTTGACCAATTCGCAAACGCATTAGGTGGACATTTAACAAGCGCTATTCGGCAAGGTACAGCGACATCTAGTCAACTTGAATCAGCTATTGATCGGATCGGTCGGGAAGCATTAGGAACAGAAACAGATATAGAAAGATTGAGACGTGCTCTTAGATCTATTGATGATGTAAACTCTATTGAGAGTGTTCGAAATGAATTAAGAGACCTTTCTAGAGAGGCAGAAAGAGCGAGTCAAAGTTTCAAAGAGTTAGATATTGATTTAGAAAACATGTTAGGTGGAATGGTTGCCGCTGGCGGTATTTCAGGAGCTATTGAACAAGCACTTGATACATCTAAGTTAAAAACAAAAATTGATATTACATTCGAGGTTCCTGAGTCTTCTAAAAAATCCGTAGAAGAAGCTGTAAGAGGTGTTACTGCATATGGTGTGGATGCAGAAGCATCTTTAGAGGGTGTACGGAGACAATGGGCATTGAATAAAGATGCTAGTGATGAGTCGAATGCAGCAGTTGTAAAGGGCGCAGCAGCTATATCCCAGAGTTATGAAGGAATAGATTTCACTGAGTTAATTCAAGAAACAAATGAAATTGCAAACGAATTAGGGATTACTAATGAAGAAGCTCTTGGTTTAACAAATTCCCTTTTAAAAATAGGATTTCCACCAGAACAATTAGACATTATTGCTGAATATGGGCAACAACTAACACGAGCTGGATATGATGCCCAAGAAGTCCAAGCAATTATGGCAGCTGGCGTTGAAACAGGCACTTGGAATATTGACAATCTCTTGGATGCTTTGAAAGAAGGTCGTATCAAAGCGGCTGAATTTGGCCAAGGTGTCGATAAGGCTATGAAGGAAGCTATTCAAGGTACTAATATTTCTGCTGAACAATTGGAAAAATGGGGGCAATCAGTAGCAAAGGGCGGTAAAGAAGGTTCCGCAGCTATGTCAGAGATTGCAAAGGCTTTAGTTAGTATTGAAGATGAAACTAAGAGGAATGAGATTGGTGTTAAGCTCTTTGGTACTATGTACGAAGATCAAGGAAAAAACATCACTGATACATTAATAAATGCACAGAATAAAACGATTGATTTGAAAAACAATCAAGATCAATTGAACGATTCTATTAAGAAATTAGATGCATCACCTGCTGTTCAATTACAAAAAGCAATGCAAGATTTAAAGATGGCTCTTGAACCAGTATTAGCTGTGATAGCAAAGGTTGTAGCTGCGTTTGCTACATGGGTTTCAGCGCATCCAGCATTAGCAGCCGCAATAACAACAATAGCTGTTGCTCTTGGTATTCTTGTCGGAGCCTGTATGGCATTAGCCCCAGTATTTATAACCTTATCTAGCGTTGCTGCTATGTTTGGTTTAAGTATTGGGGCTATTGCTTGGCCAGTTGGAATCGTATTAGCAACTACTGGAGCAATTGCCGGGCTTGTCATAGGTATAAAGAATTTATGGAATAACAACGAAGGTTTGAGAAACAGTATTACTTCTGTAATAAGTAGCTTTCAAAGTTTTTCTTCTACACTTGCTGCTTTTGGTAAATATTTAGTTGCGGTTGTGGAAGATGGTGATACGCTAAACGATTGGATCACTCATTTACCTAAAGGTTTTCAAGGTGCAGCGCAATTAATAGGTGAAGCAGTAGTAAAGATTAAAGAGGGTGTTACAAGTCTTTTTAATGCTATTAAATTAGCTTTCCAGGGTGATTTCAGTCAAATAGGTGAGATATTCAAAACGATTGGTCCAACAATAGCTGCTGCAATTATCGGTGGTCTACCTGGTGTACTTATATCGGTTTCTAGATTTTTACCAGCTATTTCAGAATATTTGACTGCAAATTCGGGAATTATTCTCGAAACCATTACAAATATATTCACGAATATAGCTACTTTCATTACAACCGTACTACCACAGTTTCTACAAACTGGATCGCAAATTATTTCAAATCTTGTGAATGGATTAGTCTTAGCATTCCCGATAATTCTTGAAGCAATGGTTAATGTAATAAATACTATTTCACAATCAATTGCTACGTATCTACCTTTACTTATTCAAACCGGAATGCAAATTATTCAAACTTTAATTTCTGGTATTGTTTTAGTTTTACCGACTATTATTCAAACTGGATTGCAATTGGTAATGACATTAATTAACGGAATCATGCAAATGATACCGCAGTTAATAGAAATTGCTGTAACGATTATTCAAACAATAATAAATGGCATTATGTCATTTTTACCTCAGCTAATTCAAATGGGGATAAATTTACTAATTTCATTGATTACTGGAATTACACAAGCTTTACCTATGATTGCTTTAGCAATTATTACTGTTATAACTACATTAATAAATGCGTTGACAGCAAATTTACCTAAAATTGTGGAAGCAGGTGTTAAAGTACTAACAAGTTTAATAGACGGCATTATTAAGATTCTTCCGCAATTGATAGATCTAGCAGTAAATTTGATAACAAAAATAGCTGATACAATACTGAAAAATTTACCTAAAATTATAGATTCCGGTGTAAAGATTTTGATGTCATTGATTGATGGAATTATTAAGATATTGCCACAGTTAATTAATGCAGCTTTAACACTTATATCTAAAATAGTAGAAACTTTAATTGCTAATTTACCAAAAATTATAGAAGCGGGTATAAGAATTTTAATGGCATTGATTGCAGGAATTGTACAAATTATACCGCAATTGATTTCTGCAGCTTTAAGACTTATCACTACTTTAGTAGGTGAATTGATTAGGAATTTACCACAAATTCTTTCAGCAGGTGTTCAATTAATTTGGGCTTTAATAAAAGGTATCGCAAGCATGGCAGGACAACTTGCTTCCACAATTTTTTCCGATATCATACCAAGTATAGTTGATACCGTTCGGGAAATTGATTTATGGCAGATTGGTAAAAATATCATTACCGGACTCATAAATGGAATCGGTTCAATGGCAAGTGCAGTGTGGAGTAAAGTGAAGGAAATTGCAGGTGGAATTAAAGACACAATTATGGATGCGTTGGATATTCATTCACCTTCACGCTGGATGAGGGATATGATTGGTAAAAACCTTGGGAAAGGTCTCATTATTGGTATGGATAGTATGAAGGCATCTGTTCAAAATGCTGCTGAAAATATGGCAGATTGGGCGAAACCCGATATAGGTTATATTGATGCGTACGGTAAAAACCAACAAGCAACGATGTCATCAAACTTATCATCAGAAGCATCAAGAATGGCACAGTCTACACAAAATGTTGATAGTAGCCAAAATATAATAAATATCAATAATCCAGTGGTAAGAAATGACCGCGATGTTGATAATATGTTCGAAAAAGCTGATAACTGGCTAGCGCAAAGAGGTAGAAACTTAAACTTAGGCATAGGGAGGGGATAGCATTGCTTGATATAAGAATAGATGATTATTTTGCGAGTGATTTTAATATGTGCATGGTAGAACGTCCTAAAATCCCAACCGCTAAAAGGGAAGTTGAATACATCAAAGTGCCAGGCAGACACGGATCACTCACAAAAAAAGGGGCGTTTGAAGACGTCCCTTTAACTATTAAATTTAACTTACTTGAAGATGAGAATGCCAAACCTTTAATTAGACGTATTAAATCATGGCTTTTAAATGGAAAAGTACTTCACTTTGATGATGATGTTGTTTATAGGAAGATTAAAAACGTAGAAATAGATGATATCGAAAACCAAATTGAAGAATATGGAGGATTTGAAGCAACGTTTACATTTGATCCTTTTGAATATGTGGAAGATGAAACAATTATTTTAACCACTCCAGGTGTTCTATATAATCCAGGAACAGAAAAATCAGATCCGAAAATCGTGATTGCTGGAAGCGGCACAGTGAATATAACTATAAATGATGTCACTTTTCAAGTTAAAGATATTGTAGATTCTGTAATTATTGATTCAGAGTTATTAGAAGCGTATAAAGGGACAACAAACATGAACAATAAAATGATCGGTAACTTCCCTGTCTTTGATGTTGAAAATAATTCGATAACATGGACTGGTACCGTTCAATCATTAACCATTACACCGAGGTGGCGATATATATGATTATTTTATATAAACCAAATGAAACAGATTTTACACATAATGGTATCGGTGTGTTAGATGCAAATATTTATGAAGCTGAAGTTGAAGAAATATTAAATGGTTTATATTCATTGACGTTTAGTTATCCGCTATTCGCTCCACACGGTTTAGAAATACAAGGGATGTGCATTGTTAAAGCACCAACTCCTGATGGTGACCAATTATTTAGGGTTTCTACACCAACAGTTAGCATGGGAGAAATAAAAGTACAATGCTATCACATTTTTTACGATTTAACTGAGAATTTGATTGAGGATATTTATATCAATCTACAGTCTGGAATTGTAGCTATGAGTAAGATTTCAAGTGGTTGCCAATATGCACATCAATTCAATTTCTCATCAGATATTCGAAGTGTTGCCAGTGCGCGACTTGTACGAAAAAATCCCGTTGAGGCTATTTTAGATACAAGCCAGGATAATTCCTTCTTGAATCGTTGGGGAGGAGAATTAAAAAGAGATAATTTCGATGTAAAGATGTTAGTTAATCGTGGGATAGATCGTGGAGTTGTCATTCAACATAAGAAAGACCTATTGGGGTATGAAGGTAATGTTGACTGGAAAAGTCCAGTTACTCGTATTATGCCACAAGGATTTGACGGATTATTTTTACCAGAGAAATATGTGGATAGCCCTCTAATTAATAAGTATCCGCACCCTAAAATTAGAGTTGTGGAATTTAAGCATATAAAGGCAGCTATTGGCGATAATGCAAAGGATCCCGATGCGGTACCGCTTGAAGAAGCGTATAAATTATTACGTCAAGCAGCTAAAGAAATGTTTGATGTACAACATGTGGACCAACCAAAAGGGACATATAAGGTGGAATTTCAAGAGCTTTCACAAACCGAAGAGTATAAAGATTATGCTATTTTGCAACATGTGTGGATGGGTGACATTGTTACTGTTAAACACATTGAAGACGGAATTAATGTTCAAGCGAAAGTTATAGCATATAAATATGATCCAATAAAGAAAGAGTACAAGAATATTACAATAGGAAATTACAAAGCGTCATTTACTGATATAGCAGGTAAAGTTGACCAAATACAAAATGATATATCTGATATGCCCACTTCTATACTTGAAGCAGCAAAAGAACATGCAACGAGCCTTATAAATAGTGGCTTTGGTGGTCATGTACGTAATTATCCAGATCGAATTTTAATCATGGATACAGAAGACGAGATGACAGCAAAAAAAGTATGGCAATGGAACATAAATGGATTGGGTTATTCTTCCACAGGGATTAATGGTCCATACGGAACCGCAATTACTATGGATGGACGTATTGTTGCTGATTTTATTACAGCTGGAACACTTAATGCTAACTTGTTAAACGGACAGTTAATAAAAGGGGTAACGATCCAAACATCAAATTCTAAAACTTTTGTTAGCATCGACGATCAATTTATACGACTTTATGAGGGTGGACTTGTTAGGGCGTTTTTTGGATACCACAAAACATTAGCTGGAAATATAGAAGCTAAATATATTTTTGGTGGGGATAATACAGCTGAAGGTGTGCTAGGTTCTTTATATGTATCACATAGTCACTTTTCTAACAATGATTCATTTGGCAGGTTCGGAATTGTAGATAGCGTTAAATACCAACCAAATGATCCCACTCCATATGTAGTGTATAGTTCGTATTTAGAAATGTATCGAAAGAAAAGAATATGTACATTGCACGGGGACGAATATGCAGTATTACAGTCTAAAACAGGTAAGATTAGGTTTATGAAGGGTGATGAATCAGCAGCTTCTATGTCATTAGGAGTCACTGGTTATGACAATTATACAGATCTTGAGTTACCTACTGTAATATTGAGGAATTCTTTACTTGCTAATCAATCTGGAATCTTTCAAGTGTTAGATAAGGGCGTTGGTTTTGGTTCAGTCCAAGCTCATATAATAAGTCCATCACTAAGAGAATACAAATCGAATATTCGTGATGTTCCATTTTCAGCTTTAGAGAAGATTAGAAATGCAAAAGTGAGAGAGTTTAATTACAAAAGTGATGTAAATGAATTATATGAAATGAGAGAGAATAAAGCTCCTAATGATCCGCCACTTACAAAACGAGATATAAAACAATATTATGGTTTTGTTGTTGATGAATGTGATGATGTGTTTGTAGATAAGGCTGGAACAGGAACTCATTTATATTCCACAGCTTTACTAACCGTAAAGGCTGTACAAGAGCTTGAAGAAAAACATGATGCGGAAATAGAAAAGTTACAAGAAAGAAATGCTGAGCAAGAACGTGTAATCCATGAGCTACAACAAAAAAACAATGATTTAGAAGAGAGAGTACTAGTGTTAGAAAGGATGGTTACACAGTGAGATCAAAAACGTTAACAATTGATATAGCAGATCCTCACTTTACAAAGGTTATTACTTCAAGAATTAATGATAAAAATGGTCTGAAATTAACTGTATCACTTAAAGATAAAGGTTATCCTTATAATCTATCAGGTTATACGATTAAGTACGAAGCCGGAAACAATTTAGGAAGTTTCATCCGTGATGATTGCAAAATTATAGATGCTTCAAACGGTGTTTTTGAATATACATTTTCGGCAGCGGCTGTTTCTGCGAATGTCTGGGTTGCTTATTTTGCTTTTGAAAAAGGTGAAGAGCGTTTTACTACACAAGATATGAAAGTGTTGCTAAGTGTGGATGTAAAGCAAGGAAAAATAAAAATGGAGAATTATATTTCCGATTTTGACAAAGCTCTTGAAGCTGTAGCTGGTTATCGAAAAGAAATTGATGCAACGAATGCGGAGATTATAAAATTGAAACAGCAAATTGCTGCAAATAATGTACAAGTTCCGAAAATCACGCTTGATGATGGCGGACAAACCATTTCAGTTAGTGATGTTTCCAAGAATATTTTAAATGAAATTGTGGTAAAAGGGAAAGGTATGAACACTATTTATTGTGCAACTGGGGTGCAAGGTCAAACACCTAATAATAAATCTTGGAGAGGAGTCTCTTACTTAAATTCTATTAATCATGGATTTGTATGGGCTAAAGATTATCAAGGAAAATTTTTCACAAATTACTTAGATAATGGAAATTGGCTTGGGTGGGTAGAACATGCAACTACTGCACAAGTGGATGCAGGTGATGCGAAACAGGTTTCAAAAACAGGCGATACGATGACGGGTGACTTAAAAACTTCAGGATCGGCAATGTTTGACTCGTTAGGGTCAGGTATCATTCAAGGTGGTGGCGCATCAAGTTTACGTTGGCGAATGTACCAATCTAGTAATGGAGAGTGTACATTTGTACCTAGTGCAACTGTTGGTGGTAGTGATTGGGATTTTACTAAGGCATTTCGAATTAAACCGGACGGTACCATTAAACAAACGTCTGATACAAACTGGGTTCCATTGACTTTGTTAAATGGTGTACAACAGCAGAGTACTCAACCTCAATCAGCTGTGAAGAGATCCGGAGAAGTAGTTTGTATCGAGTGTGCTATTACTGGCTTTAAAAACAAACAGATAATTGCGAATATTCCAGAGTTATTCCGTCCAGGCAGAGAAATGTTCTTTACATGCAGTTACTTTGTAGGACTGGCATTAAAAGAAGGTTATGTGATTGTAAAGCCTAATGGTGATGTCTATATTGAGAATATTGAGGATACGGTTTCGCTATGGAGATTCACACTTACTTACATCATTTAAGATAGGAGGTGATGATTTTTGAAAATTGTACACGTATATGACATAGAAACAGGAGCTTATATAGAAGATAGACTTTTCTACCCTATATACGAAGATGTGGTAAATGGCGATGGTGAAGTTATTGGTTTGAATGAGATATACAAGGATATTCCTGAAAACTCAACAGAGCTACCATTACCGCAACCGAATTGGAAACCTGTTTTTCAAGATGGAAAGTGGGTTGAAACCATAACTCAAGAAGAATTAGATGAATTGAACAAACCGAAACCACAAGAGCCGACTGAACTTGAAAAATTACGAGATCAAGTTGAATTCTTAGCAAAACAAGTAGCTGATCTAGAATTAGGAAAAACAGAATGAGGTGAACGTAATGCCGAGCAAATACTATGAAAAATGGAAGATGTTTTGGTTTTGTGGTGTTACTGTAAATCAAATGTTAAGAGCTGTAAGAGTAAAATATATAACTATTGCTGAGTTTGAAGAGATTACAAAATTAAATTTCTATGAAGAACTCGAAAAAGACGGAACCGTTATTATTGATTGGTTGTAAAGCGTACAGAAGTAGGCTTTTTTATTTTGCCTAAAAGGGGTGGTCAATGTGGAGGGATTACAAGAAATTAAACAAGATGTACTGGAAATGAAGCAAGAAATTAAAGAAATAAAGTTTGATATTAAAAGTTTAGAAATGCGTACAACAGGTAACGAAAAGGACATTGATAATATCAATAAACAACTAGATAAAATCAGTGCTAACACTACCTGGATTCTACGTCTTATTGTGGGTGGAATTATTGGAACAGCTCTCACTTTCTTATTGAAAGGAGGTGGTATGTAATGATTGAAATAAGCGTAATGATTGCCATTGTAGTGGGTCTTTCGCAGATTGCAAAAACAATAGGGTTACAAACAAAATATATTCCGTTATTAAATTTAACGCTTGGCATTGCGCTAGGCGTTTTATTTTTGCCACAAGATTTGAAAATGAATGTATTTCAAGGAATCATCATCGGACTGTCAGCAAGTGGATTATTTGACCACACAAAAATTTTAAAAAAGGATGCTGATGCAAAATGAGAAAAACATTTAAAGGGTTCTCATCAGTTTTATTAGCCATTGTTTTAGTATTATCCATTACAACAAGTGCTTTTGCTGACAGAACGCTTATTATTCCAGATTTACCAAAACAACCTTATCGTTATGGTGTAGGTGCTTATGAGGGTGTTGTGGCACATAGTACAGCAACTCCAGAAGCTCCAGCTATTAATATCCAAAAGTATGAAACTCGTACATGGCGTTCAGCTTTCGTTCATTACGCAGTAGATTGGAATGAAACAATCCAAATTGCTGATACAAAATACATTGCCTATGGTGCTGGACCAGGTGCGAATAAACGTTTTGTACATGTAGAACTATGCGAAACAAAAGACTATGAGAAATTTAAACGCAGCTATGATAAATATGTAAAGCTTCTTGCAAAAATCTTAAAAGATAACAATCTATCTGTAGAAAAAGGATTGTGGACTCACTATGATGTAACGAAATATCTTGGCGGCACAGACCATGAAGATCCACTTAATTATTTACGTAGTCATGGTGTATCAGAAACTCAATTCCGAGCTGATGTGCAACGTGCATACAATAATTCTAGTGTGGATGTTTCTGTTCCTGAAAAACCATCCAAACCAGGCGAACCTGTTGCAAATGTGGAAGGCATTGCATATATTGAGGGTTATAATGTAAATCTTCGTAAAGGACCAGGTGCAAGTTATTCTGTTATTCGTCAGTTAAACAAACCAGAATCCTATAAAGTATGGGGCGAAAAAGATGGTTGGTTAAATCTTGGTGGAAATCAGTGGGTATATAACAATCCTTCTTATATCAAATTTGAAAAGAAAGAGCCAGTTAATCCGATAGTAGGAAAACGCGTTGTTTCTAAAGTGGACAACCTACGTTTCTACGATTCTCCATCTTGGCAAGATAAAAATGTTGCTGGTACTTTAGATGCTGGATTAGGATTTACAATCGATGCAAAGGTAACTGTCAATGGATCATCACAATATAAAGTACACAATAGCAAAGGACAGACATACTATATTACTACAAACGAAGCCTATGTACATGTGAAGTAAAAAATAAGAGCCGTCATTTGACGGCTTTTTTTATTTCTATGTAATTAAAATTTACTTTTAGATAATGTCTTTAATATAGGATTTATGATTTTACTCAATATACGAAATGCGTTAAAAATAGAACGAATAGCTTTCATATTAGTTTTCCCCTTGTTATTTCCACTCGATTAAAGTGTTTTTATTACAGCTATGACATTTAAAATTGCCAATCCCTTTTTTTACTGTCTGTTTTCTATTGCAGTTAGGACAATCCACACGCTGAAAACCCAAAGAACCAACAACAAAAGGTAACCCAAAGATAATTAACGGTATACCAGCGATTGCACCAATTATGGTTAAACATAAGATAATTCCTATAACTAAAAAGAATACTCCTGTTAAAAATGATAATGTTCTTGCTACAATCCCCTTTTTTGAAGCCTTCTTTTTCTCAACTTCAATAATATAAGAATTACCATCCGCAGTTGTTCGCAATTCCATAAAACCGCCCCCTTGAATTAAGTAAATCATACCAATTAATGTAACATTTTAGAAGGGTTATTTCTTATCACTGTACGTGCATGTTTTTTAATCTTCTTCAAACCAAATGTCCTCTATATGTAATTCGAGCACCTTGGAAATACGATATGCAACAGGTAATGTAGGCGTAGCTCCTTTAATTAAGTTTGTCATAGTTGAATTTGAAATTGATGCTTTTTTTGCAATAAAGCTATACTTGAAACCTTTGCTATCTAAAATTTCTTTTAAACGACTTCGCATAATATTTTATCCTCCTAACAAAAAAGTACTAGGTCTTTCTTTTATTTTTTTACTTGGACAGGCAAAATCCTTCTTTCTAGTTCATATACCTATATCAAGACCACGAGGAATACCAAGTGGAACTAAGGACATCAAGAGGGGAGAGGATTACATGCGTTGGCAGTATAACCACTTGAATACAACTCCATATTTACATCCTTCAAAAGAATTACGTCAAATGTATAACGAATCTAAATCAAGATTAGAAACGGAATCAATTATGAATCACATGAAAAATCATGAAGTGTTCAATAACAAGGAGTATAAAAGATATTTCAGTTTATCTCAGGTTATTGAAGAGGATCTATACGGTGAGGAAGAAGACATTCTAAATTGGGAAACTTTAATGGATTGTTATGATGCAGTCCTTACGAAAAAAGGTATTATATTCCGTGAGAAAGAAGAGGAGGAATAGATATGACACTCGCAGGGGAAGCGGTAGTTATTTGGACGGCAACAGGTTTGTCAGTAGTTGCAATGAAGGTAGCAGAAAAAATGGGGAAGAGTGTTCCACATTGGCTTCCACGTATTACTTTGTACACAACGCTCACGGGCTCATTCTTATACCTTCTACGTTATGTTCTCGTTTTGTTTCTATGAAGGAATACGATGTGGAAACTCTCAATCACATATAGTGTAAGGGGATGAGCTTGTATTCACATCTTCTTTTAAACAGGGATATATACCCTCTATTAGAGGGATATAAGGAGTGATTTTATGTTGGAGTTATTATTTGTCCCTACGGTGGCATTAATTTACGCTTTGTATAGTGAGAAGTTCGGAAGTGAAAATGACTATCGGAAGAAAATACAAGTATTCTTTGAAGTGAGTGGAATTGCAATAAAAAGGGAAGATAAACTTCAATATCCAAAATTCCAAAAACAAATTGATGATGATAGAAGTACGACTTATGTATATAAATTACCTGTTGGAATGCCGAGTAAACTCATTCGAAAAGTTGAAGACGTAGTAAGTGAGGGGTTAGGAAAACCTGTACGCATTCAGTACGATAATTATAAGTTGAATATCCGTGTATTTCATAAAGAAATTCCTGAGAAGTGGAATTGGTCTACAGATTTAATACAGCAGGGGAAGTGGTGTGTGCCAATGGGGCAAAGTTTAGAACAGTTAATTTATCATGATTTTGATAAAACTCCTCATATGACACTTGGTGGCCTTACAAGAATGGGGAAAACAGTCTTTTTAAAGAATGTATTTACTTCTCTGATTTTAGCGCAACCAGATCATACTCATCTATATATCATTGACTTGAAAGGCGGTTTAGAATTTGGACCATATAAGAATTTGCGACAAGTGGAATCAATTGCTGAGAAACCAATAGAGGCATTCACAGTATTAAATAACATTCTTGAGAAGATGGAAGAAAAAATGAGTTACATGAAGGATAAACATTATACAAATGTCGTAGAAACAAATATAAAGGAACGGTACTTTATCATCGTGGATGAGGGAGCAGAACTTTGTCCAGAAAAAAATATGAGGAAAGAGAGGCAAAAGTTATTAGGAGCTTGCCAACAAATGCTTTCTCATATTGCACGTATAGGCGGTGCGCTTGGTTTTAGACTGATTTTTTGTACACAATATCCAACTGGTGACACGTTGCCACGTCAAGTCAAACAAAATAGTGATGCTAAGCTAGGATTTAGATTACCTACTCAAACAGCATCAAGTGTAGTTATTGATGAACCAGGGTTGGAATCGATACAAAGCATTCCAGGTCGTGCGATTTTCAAAACAGATAGGCTTACTGAAATTCAAGTACCTTATATAAGTAATGAAATGATGTGGAATCATTTAAAACAATACGAGGTGGAGAAATATGAGAATGCAAACGCACGTACAGATCAACCGTCAAATGATGATACTTGCGACGATTAGGAAGCTTCAATTTGCAACAAGAAGGCATTTAATGTGTGTGCATGATATGGGGGGGATTAGAAATGCAAATCGTATTATGAAAGACTTGTCTAACTATACGAGTAAAGTAATGCATAATAAAGAGTATGTATATTACTTAAATCAATTAGGACATAAGTTATTTGGGGAAGGAAAAGTTGTGCATCATGGAAAAGTGGCGCATGCCATTTTGCGTAATGAAGCATGGTTGCATTTGTATTGTCCTGATGATTGGCAAGTGGAAGCAGAGATTAGATATATAAAAGATGAAAAGAAGAAAAAGATTATTCCAGATGTGAAGTTTCGAGATGAAGAGGGAATACTTCATGTTGTAGAAATAGATCGTACGCAAAAAATGGTAGTAAATAATGAGAAGTTAAAATGTTATGAAGAGTTCACAAAAATTTATAAACAAAAATATAACGGAAAAGTACCAGTGATCCATTTCTTCACGATTACAAAATATAGAGAAAAGAAATTGGAACAACTGGCAGCAAAATATGATGTGTTTGTAAAAGTATATGTAATTCAGGAATTTTAA